AACGAAAGTAGCAGATACGCTTTCACAAGAATTTATTGATTTGGATTTCGATTTGGAAGCAAGTGAACTGCCTGTATCCGTTATGAATAACAACACAATTGATATTGAAAATGATAGTTACATGGAGTTATGCGCATCATGGGCGAAAAAACAGCATGACACATGGATGAAGGAACGCCAGGACGATGGGTGGACTTACGGCACGACAATAAATTTTGAAAATAAGACACACCCCTTGCTTAGAACATGGGATCAATTGCCTGAAAAATTTAAAAAAATAGACACCGATCAACCACAAATGATTTTGGATTTACTTTCAAATCAAGGTTATTCAATTGTCCGAAAAGATGAACTCGATAAGTTGATTAATATGGTAAAAAATATATTTTAGTTATACTATAGTGTAAAACATATTTATTTTATAATAGAAAATATGGATAAATATTGTATCATAGTTAACTAATAGGAGTATATATACTATGGGTCTTTTATTTTCGGGGAAACTGGTTGGCGGTATCAAAACACGAACGGTAAAACTATCAGCGTGGCTTCGTTCGTTAACACAAATTGAATATACGGGCGATGCAATAACCGGGGAGTTGTTCGGATATGGCTCGGCCATTTCTGGAAACGGATTGGTTACCGCAATAGGTGGTAAACAAAATCTGGCATTAACACAAGCGTATGGATCGGTTACCATTTATGATGTATCTGGTGCGACATCAAACATTATTGGTGAATTTGATAATCCACAATTGGAGGCATCAAGTGATTTTGGTAAATCAGTCGCATTAAATTCAGATGGCACAGTATGTGTGGTTGGTGCAAGCCGTCTTGATATTCATGGATCAAACGCTGGTGGGGCATTCGTTTATGAATATAACGGTTCATCATGGTCGTCGCCGGTTGAACTTGTTTCACCCACATATCATAATTATGATGGGTTTGGTAGACTGGTTGAAATTTCGGCAGATGGAACCCTTATTGCGGTGAAGTCATCACGAGAAGCTATTGGCGAATATACCATAGAACTGTATTCAAAATCGGGTGGAACATGGTCATATGTGACGACCTTAGACCCTGTTGAAAATGATTCTGAATTTAGTTTTGATCCTCTAACTATGAGTAAAGACGGATCAACTATTGCAATTGGTGATTTTGAATATTCGGTGAGTTCACTAAGTAAGGTTGGAAAAGTATACGTATATCATAACAATGGAACATCCTGGGAGCAACAAACTGTTACATTACCCGCATTAATGTCTGGTATCAGATTTGGTTATGACCTTGCTCTTAACAGTGATGGCTCAAAATTATTTGTTAGTCAACCATATGCAAATTCTCAAAAAGGGGAAATTCATGAAATGACATTTAGTGGTGGGTCGTGGAATAGCATTAATAAGTTCTCCGCAAATACCGAAACCACATCACTTAGACTTGGAAGTTGTGTGTCATGTGATGATGCCGGAACAACGGTATTCGCTGGTAATGTGAATGGTGATACTTCGGTAATTATATTCAAAAAATCAGGATCAACATGGGAACAGATTAGAAAAATTGATAATCCGTTACCTGGTAATTATCGAGTTATTACTAAATGTTTATCATCTTACGACGGTTTAACATTGTCCACTACTTGGATTGCTGCGGTTTCACTTAGTGGAAGCGCATTTGTATATCGAGTAACTGATTAACAATTATAAATGCCGGGGTAAAATTCCCCGGCATTTTCTTTAGGTAGAATGGAATGTCCCAACGGAATGTTCCATGATTTCTTCAAAACAACGAGAAAATACTATCGGCATTTTTGCCCATAATTTGTGTGCTGTTTTTCTTTTGTTTACATCTTTGGTCATGACATTTTCATCAAAAATTTCAGGTAATGGTCTTAACGTTACTTTGCCTTGTAATAACCATTGAACAAATGTTTCGACATACCATTCATAACCATTAACAAGTCTTTTATTTCTGGCAGAACGCATTGTTCCGAGTTCATGGCCCATCTCTTTCGAATATATTTCAAACATAAATTCATCAATATCATTATTGAAGTATTCACTGTCTTCTGATTCCCAGGCAACGTCATATGCTAATACAATTATTCGTTTAATATACTGTTTCATTACATAAATTAATGATGAAAAAAACGTTTTATGATTATTGTTATCCGGTAACAATAGTGCATGTCCGATACGATGTGCAAGAATCCAAGATGATTTAATGGATACTTTTGCTTCATCTGATAAATTATTTGCTAAAATGATGTTAATTCTGGATGTATAATCATTCTTTTTAAACCAATTCTTCATTTCCGGGGTAATATTTTTGTGATTTACATCCATTGCAAAATTTGACATCCATATATCATAGTTAGGTCGTTCATCCTGATAAACATAGATGTTGAATGGATATTTTGTGCCAGCAAATGTTGTTACATGATTTTCCCATGATGCAGGGTCCATTATTGCGTTAATGTCAGATTTATGCCAATGGTGAAAATTTTTGAAATCATTATATTGGTCGCGATTTGATTTATACGTATTTTTCATTTTTTTCTGATTATCTTCAAAATCGTCGTCAACTTTATATGACATAATTGGCGATTCAAATAAATGATGTAGTAACATATTTTTTTCCTTGCACTTTGTATTATTTATGATAAAGTATAGTTGCTATAACTAGGAAAACAATATGATCACATTAACAAAAAATGCACAGAATAGATTGGCCGATTTGCTTGCGACTAATAGCAAATATGCATTGCGCTTTGGCGTTATATCAGGTGGATGTTCTGGTTTCAGTTATGATATGCAGCTTATTGATGAAAATCAAGTTGAGTCAGACGACGAAGTTATAACATTCTCCAACCCAAATGTTATCGTAGTCATGAACGAAATCATGCCATTTTATTTGGCTGGAACCGAGATTGATTGGATTGAAAACATGATGGGATCGTCGTTCCAGTTTAATAATCCGAATGAAGCGTCGAATTGTGGTTGTGGGAGTTCTTTTTCTCACGCTGGGTAAAAGTTTAACCTTTTGAAAGGACGACATTATGAACACCACCCAACTGAAAAATATCATTAGTTTTTTGGCTGAAAATGGCATCGATGCGACGGAAAATGCCGCCGGGAATGATTTTGTATTCACGTCGGTAAAAAACAGCATAATGTCGCCGGACCGGTTCAACTCGTTGAGGGTGAAGATCAGCAAACGTGGTTTTTTCATTTTGCTGTCCGGCATTACAGTCAAAACCGAAGCACAGTTCCGGGCACTGACCAATGAAATTGCCACGGCACAAGCCTTTGTTAAAAAGGCAAATGAAATCATCCAAGAATAAAAATGTTGGCAAACAATAAAAAACACGATACATAATTCAATGTGTCGTGTTTTTTAATTTGAGGGTGTTCAAATGGATGTGTTAGACACACTGACCATTTTGTTGTTTGCGGTTGTGTTGATTGGATGGATCAACGAGAAATTTCTGAAAATCCAAGATGAAATTGGCTTGTTACTGGTCGCGCTGGTGGCATCAGTTCTGCTAACCTCGGCGGATCAGGTCATTCCGTCATTTTCAATTTCTGCCGAAATCCGTGAATTTATGGGCGGAATTGATTTCTACGCAGTCGTTATGGTGTGGATGTTGCCATTCCTGTTGTTCGGGGACGCATTGCATACCGATGTTGGGCCAATGATGGCACGAAAAGCAGCGATTGCGGTTCTGGCAATTGTCGGAACGGTCGCGACCACAATGATTATCGGAACATCCATGTATTTCATTTTGAATTATATGGGTGTGCAAATTCCATATCTTGTGTCGCTGGTGTTTGGGGCAATTGTGTCACCCACTGATCCAATTGCGGTTATCGCGATTCTGAAAAAGCACGCGGTCCCAAAGACATTGGAAGCGAAAGTGGCCGGGGAAAGCCTTTTTAATGATGGGGTGGGGATTGTTGTTTTTGCCGTGTTAACCCAGGTGGCGTTTGGCACTGATACCCACATCAATATAACCCACATTGCTGAAATGTTTGCAGTTGAGGCGATTGGGGGTGTTATACTTGGTCTTGCAATTGGATATGCGGCCTATCGTTGGACCGCAACAACTGATCGGCATACGTGGGAAGTGATGCTAACCGTGGTTACTGTATTTGCCATTACATCGCTGTCACGGGTGCTGGGTGTTAGTGGGGCGTTGGGGTGTGTCATTGCTGGGTTGTTTACCGGCAATCATGGTCAAAAACACGGCATGGTAGAAAATACCCGTGAATACCTGCATAAATTTTGGCAGGTAATCCATAACGGATTAATTGGCGTCTTATTCTTACTGATTGGTGTCGAAGTTTTTGCGATCAGTCATGATGTAACTGCAATTATTGCAACCGGTTTGGCAATTATGGTGTCCCTCATTGCCCGGTTTATTGTGGTCGCCGATGTGATTGCAGTATTGTCATGGATTACATCAACTGAATACACCACCGGTGCAGTTAAAATTTTGACTTGGGGTGGGGTTCACGGCGGTATTTCTATTGCCCTGGCTTTGGCTATACCAGATTCGCCATTTAAAGACTTGTTATTAACCATGACCTACGGCGTTGTGATCTTTTCAATCGTCGTCCAAGGGTTGACGATGAACCAGGTCATTAAACACGCAATGAAGTAAAATTGGGAATGAAGTAAAATTGGGATCGTAAACACCAATATTTAAAATTTTGGTGTTTACGAATTTGCTATTGTTTGTTATAGTATAGAAATACATTTCTGATTGGGTTTCGAAATTATGAAAAAGTTTGATATTACATTTGATGTAGACCTTGAACGTGGTCGGATATGCTGCCCGCTTTGTGGTGCTAGGCTTACCGCTGGAAACCCAGATGTTCGGGTCACTTCTGCATGGGCGCATTATTTCGGGAAAAAACACAAACGGGATCATCCGGTATCCGAAAATCATCCAGATTATGTAGAATATCAAAATGCGGTTGATCTTGCCATTCGCCAAGCAAAAAATCGCAAAAAGAAAATGTATCGAGAAGAAAAAGAAAACGAGAAACGTGTCGAGCAAGAGCGGATTGATAAAGAACAACGGATCAAAGACGCTACCATCACGCTATCTGGGCCGTTTGTTAAAAGCATCGTGGAGCATTTGGAACACCTGATTCATATGGCAGAATATGATGGTCCCGATCAGGATGATGCACGGGAAGTCATGACAAAACTCGAAACCATGTTAGACATTTAACAAAAAGGCCATCCGATTTCGGGTGGCCTTTTTTGTGCGATTAAAATTTTGGTTAACCATAATTATATTGTGTTTCCGGTTTCATATATGGCAATATGCCCGTTCAAATAATTTAAGGTAATGATACATGAGCGATGATATTATCCATAAAATTGTTGACGCAAACCCAACACGGGATGCCAGCCAACTTGACAGACGACTTATGAAGCTGACCGAGGAATTGGGCGAAGTATTCGAAGCATACCTGGGTGTTACAAGCGACAAAAATTACAAAGAAAAAACATGGCATGATGTGCGCGAAGAATTGGTTGATGTGGTTCTTGTTGCGGTGGATTGTCTTTATACCCCGTTACCCATCGATGATGACCACGAAAAAATTCATGCCGAAGTGGTAAGCGTCCTTGACGCCAAAATCAATAAATGGAAACGTCTTTATCGGGGAAACGAATGAACACTTTAGAACTTATTTCAGCCCTTCGTAATACCGGGGGCAGAACCGATAAAGAACAGTTGTTAATGAACGCATTTACTGCGGGCAATCGTGAGTTTTTTGAAGGTTTTAAAATGGCATATGATCCCACAGTCACTTATGGGGTCAAAAAAATTGCATTAATTGACGAAATTGATTCTGAAATCGGTATGGATGATACGGATAATCTTAGTTTTTCCGATTTCAAGAAACTCGCCAACGCATTGGAAACACGAGAACTTACCGGGAACAATGCAAAAAAAGCGATAAATGAAGCCGCTGAACAATGTAATATTGACAAATGGAACAATTTTTATCGTAGAATTTTATTGAAAAATTTTGCTATCGGTTGTGATGTCAAAACAATCAATAAAATTTTATTGAAACTTGCTCCGATTTATGACGATGCCCATAATTATATCGTTACGGTATTCTCGTTGCAGTTGGCAATGGATGGAATAAAATACCCAAAGAAAATGTCTGGCATTAAATTGTTAGATGTTAAAATGGATGGTGTTAGATTATTATCCATCCTGGACAAAGAAAAGAAAATCGTTACACAATTCACCAGAAATGGAAAAATTAACACCAATTTTCCACACTTGCGCGAAAGTTTGGAAAAATTGATTCCATTGATTCCGGCGTCTATTGTTCTGGATGGTGAAGTTGTAGATAACTCGTTCAATGAATTAATGACGCAGCTTAACCGAAAAACCGATGTTGATACCAGTGCAACCAAACTTGCGCTGTTTGACATTATCCCGCTAAATCGATTTTCGGAAGGTGAATGTAAAACGCCACTTAAAAACCGGCATGATGTCTTGGTTGATATGATCCCGATGTTTCAGGAACATTGTGGGGAAAGTGTGCAGGTATTACCAAAAGTGTTAGTCAATCTTGATACAGAGGAAGGAAAAGCCGCATTTGCTGAATTTAACAAACGAGCGTTGATTAACGGGTTTGAGGGTGTCATGGCAAAGGATGCCAATTCGCCATATCGAACGAAAAAAACACCGGATTGGCTAAAGATTAAGCCCTTTATTGAAGTCACCCTTAAAGTGATGGATGTTGAACCTGGAAATGCAGACGGAAAATATTTTGGCACAACCGGTGCATTGGTTTGTGCCGGTGAGGATGACGGTATTTATATCAAAACGAATGTATCAACCGGTTTATCTGATGCTTTGCGTGATGAAATTTTTGCAGATAAAAATAAGTTTATCGGGATGATGGTTGAAGTTAAAGCGGATGCTATTTCTAAAAATTCGGTAACTGGCGAATTTTCATTGCGTTTCCCCAGGTTTAAAGGATGGCGCGGAACCAAAAAAGGCGAAAAAATTTAAAAACAAATGGAAAACCATGTTTCATTAAGCAGGGTGTTGGCATACTACCTGCGCCATAAACCAAATGAACTAAACCTGGAACTGAATACTGGTGGTTGGGTTGATGTGAATGCCCTTATTTCGGGAATGAAGAAATGCGGGCATTCAATCAACAAAACCATATTGTTTGAAATTGTGAACACCGATAACAAAAATCGATATTCGTTAAACAGGGAACGAACTTTAATTCGAGCAAATCAGGGTCATAGTGTTCCGGTTAATATGAATTTTGTGCCCCAATGTCCACCAGATTTTCTTTATCACGGAACATCCTCGCGATTTATTGATAAAATCATGAAGGATGGTTTACAACGAATGACACGTAACTATGTTCATTTGTCGGCTGATATTGATACAGCACGCGCCGTTGGCACGCGACACGGTGGTAATTTGGTGATCATAACAATCGATACCAAACAATATAAAAAAATTGATTGGTATATTAGTGAAAACGGCGTATGGTTAGTCAAATATTTACCTCCAACCGGATTCACGCTCAATTTTGTTTCGGATACCAGGTGGGCAGAATAACGACAAAACCTTTTGACGCTGGTATTGATATGAATGAAAAAGATTGGAAACCATCGTTGCGATCAATAGCAGATATTTATTCTGCAAATCATGCCGTAATTGGTGATAGTTCTACAAATATATTACCGAGTTGGTTCGATTGTGATGGGTGGACTAAAATTAATTACGGCAACATCGGAGACTTATCGGGCGAAACAGTTACAATTCCACATATAGAACATCGTAATATTATAGTAATAACAAGTGAACAAAAGCGTATTATATTTTACGATCATATTTTGGTTCGCGGTTGTGGCGATGTTTGTAAGGGAGAAGATGATGGCAGTAGTTCCGGTGAAGGACTTGGGGCGAACTGATAACATATTATGACAACAATAGCCTGTAAATATAGTAAAATATCAGATGATATTGGTGGAATGTCGATTGATGGCATAATATATCGGGATGCCCATATTCCAAAGAAAGTAATTGTTTTTGGAAACTTTGGTGATGAAACCGGTATAACAATAACTGTCCCATGGTATGGTGAAACCTCGAACTCATTGCCCTGTGCCATTGTATATGACACAAACGTAAACGTCGATGATATTATTAGTATTACGTTTGATCAAATCAACGATTTGGACTTATATTGGGGGGAAGGTAGTGTATTGACTAGTGGTAATACTGATGGAACCACGTTGTCTTGTATCGTATAACACACTAGTTTGTTGAACTTTTTTAATATTGAGGCAGTTACCTATGATCTTATTTCCAGTTTTATTTTTGATTTTATCGATCAAGCACTTTCTTGTTGATTTCATGTGGCAACCAGAATTTGAATGGAGAAACAAGGGAACACTTTTTCACTGGGGCGGAATTCGTCATTCACTCAAACATGCCTATGTAACGTGTGTTATTCTATTATTTTGGGACACACTAGTTACCTGGTCATATCCCGAGGCTCGTATTGAATTATTAACAATTTTTTGGGTTTCTTGTTTTGAGTTTGTTTCTCATTATATCATTGATTACGCAAAGATGAATATTTCACAATATAAAGGATGGAAATGTAACACCCACCCTGAATTTTGGTATTTGACAGGACTTGACCAACTCCTACACACCATTTGTTATATTGTGATAGGAACTATTTGTTTAGGATAAAGGAAAAGCCCGGATTTTACCGGGCGTTTCTTATTGTATCCAGTTTGGTTGAATGGTTCCCCGAAATATCACGATGCCGGTTTGATCCAAACTATCTTTCCAATCATGATTTTTGTTATTACGCATATAATCGTATGTCGGTTCGAGTTGGTCGGTTTCTGCTGCTGGTATATGGACTTCCAGGACAACTGGACGAAGCGTTTCATCAAATGAAAAAATATAATCCAATTCGTCCTGTGTGTAATTTTTGTATTCACCCAACTGTTCGAGATAATACTCTCGTTGTTTAATTAACATAGACATATCTTTTCCGGGGTGTTCGTCAATTAGTTTATTCACCCGGTTAAGGGTATCCATAAAACCTTTTAAATTCATCAATTTTTTGGCCCTGACTTTTGGACCAAACGATACCTGTGTGATCTTCGTTGCCTTCTTAGCGGTTGACAAGGCATCTTCCTGGCGGGAAAACATTGCCAGGTCTATTGAACGGGGAGATATTTTCATTAATCCAGCATTAAAATTAGATACACCGCAATATAATGTAATATCAGAGTTAACCTCGGTTCTTTCCATTAAATCAGTTTCAGTTGATAGAAATTTTGCAGGAATATCACCATGAACGATGATGGTATATTGATCAGATTCAATATTATCGCCATAATACTCGTTATATTGGATTAAATGTGCCAGATCGTATCGTAACTTCTGTTCAAATACGTCGGGTTCCATGCTAACTGGTGGAGTATATCCAGCATTTTTCATTGCAACGGTATCTATTTCAATGATAACTGATCCATACATATAAATGCTTTCCGGCTCGGTGCTGGTAAATATGCCATCAACGAATTGATTAATTGCACGACGGGTTTTTTGAATTTGTTGTAATCCGGTTATCATTATATTTTTGGCATTTTTTTCGGATGTAGCATGGTATAAAATTTCTGGTGCATTCCAAAACGCATTTGACGCTTCGATTTCGGAATCTGGAAATAACGAAGTTAGGTCGGCATCATATAACCAGGCTGATTTTGGTTCACACGTGACATAAAGATCATCACCAGACCATTCAATCACAAAATTATCAGTGATGAAAATATCATCGCCCTTATATCCGGGTAAACTTAATTTTGTCGCTCCGTATTGCTGTAGTATGTTGGCAATATCGTCTTTTGTTTCAATGTCATAAAGTTCATCTTGTATCGTATCGTCATTTTGCATTTTTAATGTTCCGTATAGTAGGTATTATAAAATAAACACAGTGCCCTTTTTTTCGCCCGCCTGATATGGTTTAACAAAAAACAGCTATGGTGTGTCATTAAATACGTAGACGCGCTGTAAAGCCGGTTAAACGTGGTTTATGGCAATGGTGTTATGGCAACAAAAATTAAAAATATTATTGACTTATTTATCTTGGGGTAGGTATAAAAGTCGTTGGTAATATTTGATACAGGAAAGGTTTTATTAGTGCGGGCATTGGTGTTGGTTATTAGTTTTGTATTTGTGCTACTTATGTGTTCGACATATGCGAGCATGACGGTCGTTAATTCATACAATATTGAATAATAAAAAGGGCGGGATTAAATTTCCCGCCCTTTTACTTTTCGCTTTCGGCATCCATGATTTATGCGACCTTCCATTCCCCGCTAACCACCTTGGTCAGAACGTCCATCGCATGTTCGTAACGATGGGTGAGGGTTTCCTTACAGTCGGTAATGTTTACGGTAATGTCTGCGATCTTGACTTTGATTGCATCAATATCGCGAATTTTCGCCATTTCCAGAATCCAGTCTTGATAGGTTCCGGCATCCTTGTCACGGGTGAGTTGTTTAACCATGCGAAGAACCGATGCGTTGAACCGGGTTTCAATTTCTGTTTCGCTTACGTCAGTATCTTCCAATACGTCGTGAAGGATGGCAGCAATTTTCATGTCGGTGGTGGCATCGTTCGGCAGGGCCAACATTACTGCCACTGGGTGAACAATATACGGAAGACCACCATATTGTTGGTCCCCATGAGCCACCGATGCAAACCGGATGGCATCGATAATCGTCTGCGATTCGGTATGGGTGCCCTTGATGATTTCGTTAAGGAGAACAATGGCCTTAGCTACATGTTTGTTGGTCATTTTTCGTCCTTTCAGTTGGGGTTATTAATATATATTACCGGGTGAATAATATTTGTAAACCATTATTTCTACTATGATAAACATTATATTTAAAATTATTGTTCATATGCTTATTTAAGGTATTGAAAAAAAACAATATTTATGGTGAACGAAAATATTGACGCAGCATATCGAGTTCCCGTATTGTTCTTTCACAGCAACGAAGCTGCATGTAAAAAGTTCACATTACAAGGATATTCCCTCATGTTTGATACCATTAATGCCGATACCCGTTCCCGACTTAAGACCTACATGGAAGCCGCGTTACGTATCCGCCAGGACATCGCTGATTTGCAAGAAGGTCTGAAAGAATCAACGAAATCGATGGCAGAAGAAATTGGGACCAAGCCTTCGGTTCTGAACAATGCGGTCCGTATTGAATTTAAAGCACTTCGTGATGAAGTGCGAGTAATCAATGACGAAATTGACGAAATTTTAGAATTGGCCGGACGCAGCTAATCAATCTAATATTTAGATAGGAGGCGGGTAATTAGGTCCGCCTCCATATTTTTTCGGATCAAAAATATGAATGAAACAAAATTAATTCATTATAAAGCATTATCAAGAAAACAATTTGATCTCCTATCATACCCAATGCGTGAAAATATTTTGCGTAATCGCATAAAAATCAAGAAAACATGTAGTTTGTATGATGGATACCAAATGTTGATTGGTATTGAAGATATTTATAACCCAACCGGGTTGTATATTATGTTTGAGGAAACTATCGAATGTTTAAATAACACATTTTACGTAGAATTTGGATTTGAAAACTACGAAGACCTGGTTATGTTCCAACTATGTTTTGATAATTACGAAAATAATAATATCTAAATAACTTGCTGTTTTAATGCAAGGGAGATTTTTTTGAGTTATATTGATGCATTTTATGATCGCCGTGAAGACACTATTTCGGTTGTTGAGCGGGTTAATGGAGAACGAATATACCGCACGTTCCCAGTTAATCATGTGTTATATTATTCGCATCCATCAGGTAGTCATCGATCAATTTTCAATGATCCTTGCAAAAAGTTTGTTACACAAACAGCATACAAATTCAAAAACGCATTACATAAATTTGAGGCAGAAGGTCGCACCATTTTTGAAAGCGACATTAATCCTGTTTTCCGATCATTATCAGAAAATTATCATGGGGTAGAAGCCCCGGAACTTAATATCGGTCTTTTCGATATTGAGGTGGATTTTTCGCCTGAATTTGGGTTTGCCCCAACTGATGACCCATTTAATGCTGTTACTGCAATTACATTGTGGCACAGTAAATGGCAAAAATTAACCACCCTTGTATTATGCCCGCCGACATATTCAGTCCATGATGCGCAGAAAATCGTTGATAAATTCGACAATACTATTCTGTTTACTGATGAAGCCGATTTATTAACGGTATTCCTGGACTTGATTGAAGATATTGATGTTCTTTCCGGTTGGAACTCGGAAGGATACGATATTCCATATCTGGTCAATCGTATGCGCCGAATCATGGGCGAAGAAATCTTATCTAATTTCTGTTTGTGGGGAAAACAGCCACTACGTCGTGAATACATAAAATTCAACCGCGAACACGTAACCTATGACTTGGTTGGACGTATTCATCTTGATTATTTGTTGTTATATCAAAAACATGTAACACAACAGTTGCACTCATATCGACTCGATTATGTTGGTGAAATTGAAGTTAACGAAAATAAGATTCCGTATGAAGGGACATTAGACGATCTTTATAAAAAAGATTTTGAGAAATTTATTGCATATAACAGACAGGACGTTGACCTGCTGGTCAAGATTGATCAGAAATTAAAATACATTGAACTGTCAAATCAGGTTGCACATGCCAATTGTGTATTGCTTAAAACAACCATGGGATCAGTTGCCCTGGTTGAACAGGCAATCATTAACGAAATGCATGAAGTGGGCGTTGTTGTGCCCAATCGCCCGAAACGTGACGCATACGATCCGACACTTGATGCCGGAGATGATGATGCAGAACGAAAATCGGTCGCGGGTGCTTATGTTATCAAACCAAAAGTTGGCCTACATAAAGAAATTGGCGCAGTTGACCTTAACTCCCTGTATCCATCCACGATCCGGGCATTAAACCTATCGCCAGAAACAATCATCGGCCAAATCCGTCCGACATATACTGATGCGTATCTGGCTGAAAGAATGATGCCGGTTGGCAAGAAAAAAGGCATGTCCGGTGCAGAAGCCTGGGATGGCTTATTCGGAACGCTCGAATATAAGTATATGATGGAACGCAACGATAAGGAATTGATCGTTGATTTCGATGATGGCACTACTGCGACATTTTCCGGGGAGGAACTGTGGGATTACATTTTCAATCCCGCAAACCACGTTTGTATAAGTGCGAACGGAACCATATTCAGAACCGATATTGAGGGAATGATTCCCGCGCTGTTGGCGAAATGGTATTCCCAACGTAAAGAAATGCAGCGGAAAAAAGATACTTTTAAGTCAATTATGTTTGGCGTAAAGGTATCAGAAGACATTATCAAACAAGTTGCAGAATTTTCGGGTGATGTTGATGAAGTAAACCCAGCTATATCCTTGGGGGATATGGTAAAAAACTGCGATATTTCAGGTATTGTTGCGTATATTCGTGAATTTGGTCTTGAAATGCGTGATGGTCTTGTCAAGGCATATGATAATGCCAGGGCCAAAGTAATTTCGGAATTGTTCCATTATTGGGATCAACGCCAGCAAGCTAGAAAAATTTTGCTTAACAGTCTTTATGGTGCATTGCTTAACGAAGGATTACGTTTTTATGATAAACGGTTGGGTCAGTCGGTTACCCTGACTGGTCGTTGCATCACTAAACATATGGGATCATCTATCAACGAAACGATTACGGGAAAATACGACAACGCCGGTGACGCAATTATTTATGGCGATACTGACTCTATTTACTTTTCTGCATATCACGTGCTGAAAGATGATCCACGGTTCGTTAAGTTTGAATGGTCTCGTGAAAATATTATTGATCTCTATGACAATATTGGGGAAGAAGTTAATAAAACATTCCCCAAATTTATGGATGATAATTTCAATACTGGATTGGAACGCGGTGCAATCATCGCGGCAGGTCGTGAAATTGTCGCATCGATGGGATTGTTTATTAAGAAAAAGAAATATGCATGTTTGGTTTATGACGATGAAGGGAAACGGGTAGATGTGGATGGTAAACCCGGAAAATTGAAAGCAATGGGGCTTGATCTTAAACGGGCAGATACACCAAAATTTATGCAGAAATTTCTTGAACGTATCCTTTTGGGATTGTTGACGGAAGTAAATCAAGAAGAAATGTATAAGTGGGTTCGCCAATTCCGCATTGATTTTAAGGCCCGTCCAGGATGGGAAAAAGGGTCACCCAAAGCTGTTAAAGCATTGGACGATTATACGGAACGTCATAACGAAGCTATTAATTATGGGTTGTATGGACCTCGTAAAAAAGGTCAAGAAAAGGGAAAAATTAATATGCCAGGACATGTTCGGGCCGCAATGAATTGGAATAATTTATGTGAATCCAACGCGGATCGGTATTCTATGCGTATTTCGGATGGATTCAAAACTATCGTATGTAAGTTGAAACCGAATGTTATGGGTATCAAATCAATAGCGTATCCGATTGATGAACCACATATTCCAAAATGGTTCAAAGAACTACCATTTGATCATGCATTGATGGAAGATACAATTATTGATAAAAAGCTCGATAACTTAGTCGGTGTTTTGCCTGAATGGGATTTGAGCAAAACCAGAAATTATGCGGGTGATGAATACTTTGTTTTTGGATGACAAAAATATTGAGATTTCGTCTGGGTATACAGTAATATTATGATCTACTAACTATAGGAAATTCGTTATGCGTGATATGTTGCGTGATTTGACCAAATATATCGATATTGGTGGTAAACTTGAAAATGTTCGTATTGTGGGAACCGCATCAGAAACGGTATTCAGTGGCAATATTGAACGAATGATGTTCGTTAACGCCAAACTTATCAAACCGGAAAATGATTTGATCGGTGAGTGCGGTATGCGCAATATCAAGGTTCTGACCGGGCTATTAGCATTTCCCGCCTACAATTGTGATGAATCAACGTTTTCCGTGCGCCGCCGTGTTATGGGTGGAACTGAACGGCCCGAAGCGTTTGAATTTAGAGTTTCAAAAAATATCGGTGCTGATTTTCGCCTTGGGGGTCCAGATGTAACCGAACCGGTTACTATCGGAAATATCCCATGGGATATTGTCGTAACACCGGAAAAGAAAAGTTTGGCCGATTTTAGCCGCTTGGCTAGTCTATTTTCGGGTGTTGATCCTAATTTCTCAACCCAAATTGTTGACGGACGCCTCGTGTTTAATCTTGGTGAAGATAATGCATCAACTCAAAAAGCCAGTATGGTATTCGTTGATAATGTCGAAGGAAATATATCGGTATCACATACATGGTCAATCGATTTGTTTTTAACGATGACAAAACTGTTTAATGCACACCCGGTTGAATTGAAAATTAGCAGAGTTGGCATTATGTCGGTCGAAATCACAACAGATTATGCTACGTATGCTTATTATTTGCGTGCAATTAATAATTAACGTTATGTATGCTGTATTTATTATTTCGTGAGAAAGTAAATGAAACATCTATTCTTTTCGACGACAAAAGCTAATCATTTTGATGGATCAGTAACGGTTGAATACAATCCTGATGTGGTATCTATGCCAACATATTTTCATAATACATACGACGCAGAGGATAAAGTTTTATTTGAAATATTTTCGCAATGTGATGTGAAATCCCAGTATCGGGATGAAACCATGACTGATCTACATACTTATTTGCATAATTTATTGTGTAACCATATTCCATCACGAATGTTTGGAAATGCGTTTATATTGATGAACCCGGCACAATCTGATCTTATTCCAATGAACCATAATAAACCAGAAACCGTTAGACACTGGACCAATTATCAAAAAGCATCAATTATTTGTAACAAAAATTTAGTGATTGCAACGTCACAAATGATTGCAAAAGATTTTATTGTCATTGGTAACAGCCAGGCAGTAACGTTTACTGATCATAATGATTTCATTGGTGTGGTCATGCTCGATAAAGAAAAACATGGTAAATCATTCACTGATTTAATAAAAATTGTTCATTTAGTATAAATTAAAGATAAATAACTATGATTTTAACTGTAAGGTATTAATTGATATGCGAGTAAAACGTTATATTCCGTTCTCATGGTTGCCTGCATCCTGGGGGTTGCACGGAAAAGTTCGGAGAGAGGCAGAAGCAGCATATTATTTTACTGGATATGATTTAGACAAGGCCCTTATTGATATAGAATTCGATGACAATGAGTGTGTTGAAAAGCAGATCAAACTCATTACTGCGAAAATCAAACATGGGGTGTGTTCAAAATATGTCGGACTAAGTGAGATTAATTCATTGAATAATGATGAATATAATCAGCTTAATCTTGATCATGAATTTGGTATTATTGATGATAAAACACATCAATTAAAACTTGTTGATTACACACACCGGGCAGAAGATCGAGAAATCGCCAAACTTGATATTATGCACAAGTTCGGTGATATTAGCGAAAAAGACTATTTGATGAAACAAGTTGAATTGTCTAATGCGTCTTCGGTCGAAAAAGACATTTCCTATCTCAAAATTCGCAATTCCTTCGGCGAAATTACAGATACCGAAATGGAAAAGGGAATAGCAACATTAAAAAATGAACCATGGGTTGATGTTGTTCATTCTGGCTTTGACAAATCAAAAGGCATAAACGGCTTTCAGTTCGAAATGGACTGGAATGCACAATGGATTGAAACCCTTCGGGCTAGTGGTTACGAAGCAAGTTCTGATCAGGATGTAATGGATATGTGGTTTACTGATGTTTGCAATAGTGTTAACATGGATGTTCCCATAGATGCATACCCTGATAACATACCGTTTAATCTTCGAGGTAGCACTCGATACGGTGGGTCGGAATTTTCATAACCACAAAGTCAAACAATAGTTTTTGAAAAAGGGTCAGCATAAAAAATGTGCTTGACCTTTTTTTTATTTCTGGGTAATTAACGGTCCATGAAAACTGACCATGTTTCGCTATGTTGCGGAGCATTTAACAAAAGGATACAAAAAAATGGTCGAAGAATCACGTTTTATCGTTGTTGATGTTGACATCATGCGTCAAATTGATGACGTTCTTGGTGGGGCTGGGGAAACGCCAGTTGTTCACTACGACAACATGATCGCAAAGGGGGAGAACCCGGTTATTCTGTATGATAACCTAATGCGTCGTCATGTCGTTACAACGGTGGATGTCACCACAAACGAGCCGGTGGCATAAAACCGTGTCACATCCCGAATAAACAGGCGGTAAGGGTAACGTTTCTTACCGCCTGTAGGATATTTTGATCACACAATAATATTGACTTTCGCGCCGCTCATAACTTAAAATTACCGCTGTTTCAAAAATAAAATGCGGTCAAAAAAATGCGTTATGCCATTGTCGATATTGCGAATTTGTTCAATCGTGCCAGACATGTAACCAGTGGTGACATTTACAGTCGTGCTGGGATGTCTCTTACCATCATGTTTCGCAGTCTTAACCGACTGTATAAAGATTTTAATGCTGACCACATTGTGTTCGCATGTGAAGGTAAGTCCTGGCGGAATGCAGTTTACCCAGAGTATAAAGCAGCACGACGGGTTGCCAAAATGGCAAAATCGTTGAAAGAAAAAGAAGAAGATGATTTCTTCTTTGAAATTCTGGACGATTTTATCGCATTCGTTTCTGAAAAAACACGTTGCACTGTCCTACAATGTGATGGTGTGGAAGGTGATGATTTTATTGCCAGATGGTGCCAATTGCACCCGGATGATGAACATATCATTTTGTCCGGGGATTCTGATTTCGTTCAATTGATTTCCGAAAAAGTAAGTATATATGATGGCGTTGGTGAACGTCATATTAAACATAATGGTGTTTTTGATACCAATGGTAACGAATTGGTTTTTACCGTTGATGGTAGTAGCGGAAAAGTAAAAGTTTCCGGGACCATTGCGGATGTCAAAAAAAAGCACGATAAAGCTGAAAAAGAAAAGAAAAAGAAAAACCCTGAATACGAAATTAAACCATTTTCGTTCACGATTGAACCTAACTGGTGGGAAAAGGCTCTATTTTTTAAATGCATTCGTGGTGATTCTGGGGATGGTATCTTTTCGGCCTGTCCTGGTGCCCGAACAAAAGGATCAAAAAATAAAATCGGGATTAATGAAGCATGGGAAGACAGGGGCGGGAAAGGGTTCAAATGGAATAACTTCATGTTGCAACGTTGGCAAAAACTGGTTGGACATGATGCCGACGGGAACCCGATTACCAAGGAGGTAAAGGTTCTGAATGAATATGAAATAAATCGCAAACTGATCGATCTGTCTATGCAACCAGATGACATCAAAGTGAAAATGGATCAGGTGATAATTGATGCCGTTCAAAAAGAACCTGTGGCTATGGTGGGATTGAACTTCATGCAGTTTTGTGGCAAGCACGATTTACCCGCGATCAGTAAAGAATCAACCTATCATGCCGCATATTTGAATAAAGGTTATAAATGAATACCATAGATTCAACCGTCGTTTCCGATTTCACCAAACGGGTTCGTCTGGCAACAGCCAAAGGATCACGAGAAATCCGCATGCCAATCGACGAAGCAGTTGATATTACAGCAATATTGGCGCATCTTATGGCACAAATAATCGAAAAGGAACAAAAAACAACCCAGGATATGGCTTCCATTAGTGGTGGATCATTTTAGTGTCGCTGTTTTTTGATCCAGCATCAATTACTAAACTAAAACCAATGTTTTTGCCCGCCCCATATAAGTATGAGTCGAGATACCATTATATGGGGCAATATAATGTGATGCGTGATTATGGTTTTGGTAATGAATGGTGCGGACCCGAACCTATCTTTTATGATTCTATCGCATCATTACATGATGATATGGAATATTTCTATGTAGATAAGGGTGGTATTAAACAAACAGCAAACCAAATTGCAACTACAATGTTTTATGGTGCAATTAGCAATGAAGGACAAGTAATATTCAGTCAATTTCAACATGATTTTAAATATAGTAATGACCGAACGACGTTTTGTGACGGTGGACATAATTGGTTTCGATCTAATCGAACAAATATGTGTTTGGTGTTCATTCGAAAGGGTGAAATAATAATCAGTGATCAGTCAGTGATGTCAAACTGGTTTGAAATAGAATGGCCTGATTATATATCGATATTTGACGCCACTGATCTACATCCTATTGAATGTGTTGGTGATATATCATCATTCAAAACGATGCATCAATATATCTATAACATTCTCGGCCCTGATGTAATATCAGATAGCACATCCGACTGGATGCTGATTGATAACAAATATGCTAATGTTAATAGTAATAACATGCGGCTGTTTTTCAAAACAGTTTATGCTTATGAAAAAGTATTGTTAGGATAGTGATTTTATGCGAGATAGTAGTTGGAAAAATTTAAAAAAACGGGCAAATAATGAAAAGAAACTGAAACGAGCAGTAAAAATAATACGTAGGAATGACGGAGAATGTCACGATCACTTCGGGTATTATGAACATTGCTATGCATATAGATACAGAAATATTAAGCTAACAAAATATCATTCTATTGATATGGTTATAACGGATGAATTAACATACGAATACGGTATGTATATCGAGACAAAAAAAAGATATAATGATTTGGCAAGTGCGTGGAATTGGCGGTATCATTATCGGTATAAAGGTTATGGAAACGTTATGAACCGTTGGAACAGAAAAAATATCAGTCATTTATATGATCTGTATAATGAGATTATTGTAAATAACATTCAATTGCCAACATCCAAATATCGCCGTAACAAATATCGGGCGTCAAAAGCATATAGTTGGTGGTAAATATCATAGATAATGAATGAAATGATGTCGTCCGATAGATTGGTTAATTATAAATTAAGGATTGAAACGAATGAAAATTGAAATATATTCAAAGTATAATTGTCCGTTTTGCACGAAAGCAAAACAATACCTGGGTGAACGTAATCTGGACTTTACCGAAATTGTAATTGATAATCCAGATGACCGAAATGCGTTATATGATAAACTTGGATTGGAAGGATCATACCGAACCGTGCCACAAATTTTCGTAGATGGTGATCGAATTGGTGGATATACCCAGCTTGTTGAAAGCGGCATCGTCGAAGTGGGAAATATTGATTTTTCCGATGATTTTTAAACACTAATAAATTAAACAAAACATACCGAATTAGTTTGGATGTAACCTTGTCGGTTTTATACAGTCGTTGGTAATGATATAAAATATACAAATATATTTTAAAAAATGTTTGACGTTTTTTTAATTGTGGTGTATATTACTTCAATAATCAAACGCATTATTTTGGAGATAATATCATGACCAATACATCACGCGAAACGATTGAAATCAATGGCATCGATATGCCGGTGGATGATTTTATGTATTCGGACCATTTGGTGGTCAATCATGATTTGAATATTATGGTTGGTAGTGAAATTTATCGGTTACCTGATAACTTGCAGGTGAATGGTCAATTGCATATCAATTCCGACAATATTAGTTATCTACCAGAAAACCTGGTAGTAAACGGATCACTTATGATTGTTGCGACAAACATCACGCGTTTTCCCGAAACGATGGTCGTTTCTGGTATAATATCGCTGTGCAAAACAAAAATTGATTATATTCCTGCACAAAAAGACCGGGTGTATATTATGTGTTTGGAAAATACGGTTCCGGTCAAATTGGCAGACAATATGACGTGTGGCATTGTTATTTTTATAAACACTAAAGTAGAAGAATTGCCATCAGGGTTATCAGCTTTATCGTTGACGCTCGAAGCAGCAAACGGTTACCCATTCACCGATATGTTGTGCTTGCCGAACGACTTAAGTGTGAACCGGTTAAGTGTTTGTTCATCATTAGAGGCACAACCTATCCCGCGCAAGATAAAAAAGATCGAGTTTACCGATATTCATTATCGGGATGATTTGTATCATGATCCATTTGTCAAAATTAACTATACTTTCGGTTTCGAATCATCGGATACCTTGGTTATCAACGGCACCCCGGTTTCGTATGATAACCTGAAAAAGATGACAATGGATGATGTTATCACGTTATTGCTTGGTGAAACCGGGAAGAACCATATGTTGAATTGGCAGAAAAAATACAAATATCAAACCGAAACATTTTGGAAAAAATGGCGGGATGAAATTATCCGTCATGGCGAAACAATTGCAGAAAATGCGTAAGTAACAAAAAGCGTCAATTATTTATATAATGATTGACGTTTTTTAATTGTGGGGTATATTACTTCAATAACCAACCGCATTATTTTGGAGATAATATCATGACCAATTCATCACGCGAAACGATTGAAATCAATGGCGTCGATATGCCTGTGGATGATTTTATGAATTCGGACCATTTGGTGGTCAATCATAATTTGGAAATTGACGAAAAGTATGAAATTTACCAATTACCTACTAATTTACAGGTAAATGGCTTGTTGGAAATCAACACAAACCATATTAATTATCTACCAGAAAATCTGGTAGTAGACGGATCACTTGCGATTATTGGAACAAACATCACGCGTTTGCCCGAAACGATGGCGATTGCCAAACATTTAATGCTGGCTAGAACAAAAATTAATTATATTCCTGCACAAAAAAGCCGAGTGGGTATTACTTGTATGGAAAATACAGTTCCGGTCAAATTGGCAGACAATATGATGTGTGATAGTGTCTATTTAGTAGATACCAAAGTTAACGAATTGCCTTTGGGACTTTTTGCATCACGGTTGTCGATAATTCCAACGGGGTCCATCGGTCATGCTTTGGTCAATAATACGTTGTGCTTGCCTAATGATTTAAACGTTTTGTGCTTGCATATTTGTTCATCATTAGAGGCACAACCTATCCCGCGCAATGTAAAAACAATCAAGTTTGTTGATTATCATAATGATGGCTTGGTAGTCATCATTACATATGACCTCGTTTTTAAATCATCGGATACCTTGGTTATCAACGGCACATCGGTTTCGTATGATGATCTGAAAGAGATGACATCGGATGATGCTGGCGCGTTATTGCTTGGTGAGACCGGGCGGCATGATCCGTTGGATTGGTTGAACAATTACAAATATAATGCAAAAACATTCTGGGAAAAATGGCGGGATGAAATTATCCGTCATGGCGAAACAATTGCAGAAAATGCGTAAGTAACAAAAAAACCTATTTTTGGGTGATATAGCATGACCAATTCATCAAACAAAACTATTCAAATCAACGGCGTCGATATACCGGTGGATGATTTTATGACAAAATCAAATCAGATTGTTCGACACAATCTTGATTTGAGTAAACACGACATCGATAAGTTGCCTGATGATCTTACCATTTTGGGTAGTGCGTGTATTACAGGAAATAAAATCAACCGGCTACCGGATGGGCTTGTCGTTCATCGCGAATTATCTATCATTGGGACAAATATTACTCAACTACCTGATACCCTGGTTGTTGGTAATGGTATTTGTCTCACTGACACCAAAATCATTAATATCCCAGAAAAAGTTGTTTTACGTGATGATGGGCATGAAAAGATTTTCGACTTTGTTGTTGTTGATAGCAATAAGGTTCCATTTACGCTGCCCGATAATTTGTCAACAATGACACTTAAAATTTTAAATACCAAAATGGACAAATTGCCTAGCAATTTGTCCACATACCAAGTTGATATATCGTTGGGCGAAACTGATATTATCTTTGCACCGGATATGGTTTCGTCGGAATTGATAGTTAGTGCCGACTTAAAATATCAGGCTATTCCGGTTGGGGTTGTTGGAAATAAAATTAATCGTTTGATATTTGTAAAACATTATATACCGGATGATGCGATTTTTCATCATTCCAACGATGTCATCAACTATTTGTTTGTGTTTGAATCAAACACACATATACGCATCAAGGAGACCCAGGTCTCATATGATAAGTTGAAAAATATGCGAGCGAAAAAAGTTGCAAAAATTATTGTTGGACAATTAGGTAATTATTGTTCAACCGAACGCAAAAAAGAATACCTGGCCGACGCCAAACAATTCTGGAAAAAATGGCGGAACGAAATTATTCGGCATGGCGAGGAAATACGTTAAGACAAGTGAAATCATGATCCATATATCATGGGGGTTAACCAAATAATGAACGTGTAATCATGAAATA